TAGCCTGCAGTGAAACTATCGTTGCATTAACGTGGGGGACTATACTATTGAAATCCCACATGTAACGTCACTGTGGCGTATCTAATAAATTAGAAGCATTGCTTAAAATCTAATATTTCCTAACTACATTTTATACATAAACATAATAATAAAAAGGCCGCCAGTCACATCGCTCCAGGCAGGCGTGCACCTCAGCACAGCATCCCATTGTTTCCGCAGGGTAGCGTAATGACCAAGTACTACACGTCGTATCTGGCTCAAATCTAGACTTTCGAAACGGCAAAAATCAATCTTGAGGGTATTTATCAGGAGTCAGAGGAACATACGAACCACCTGAACCTGGAGTAACTACTCCCAAAGCAGTCACGGCATGGTGTCCAACAAACACACCGCACCGCCAATCATCACTGGCTGCTGCCATAGCAACAATCCCACCAGCCCAACCTTGGGGATTACCCGCAACATTGGGGGCATCAGTGATTATCCCACAATAAATATATCCAGGATTATAAACCGCCTCATCTGCAATAGTAGAAGGCGGAGCATCCCAAGTACGCAACACAGGATATTCCGAATTATACGGAATTTCAATAGTATGATCTGAAGCGTATCGGTCAGCAATAGAAATAGGCATGGTAGTATGAGAAATAGCACAAGGAACAGAATTACCCCCTGTGCCTAAATTCATATTGTACCATGGAAAAATATCTTTGTTAAAAGCGCTAGTATAAGTGCGTTGTCCAATCAAATTTTGCTCACCAAGGGAGGGTGCAAGCTGGTTGCAAAAATACTGAGCAATGGTAGCTTGAACATATTCCCATTGCCCACCAGTAGTTATATTTGCCCATCTACTAGATCTATCATACATAACAACTGAACGCATAGCAGAATCTGGTTGATAAGGTGTAAACGTACCACTGGGAGTTTTAACTTTATCTGTAAGTGTAGAAATAAATTTAAAACGCAAACTGCCACGCCAAAAAGAGTAACAAGTGGCATATCTAGCAAACATTCCACTATGCAGTGGCATATAAACAGGAAAAAGAGCTCCCACATATGGATAAATAGCATTAGAAGATGTTTCAAATATTATATCACCAGGTGGAACACCAGTCAACGAATTCTGATTAAAACTGTGGAACGGTCTATATATGCGTAAAATATCTTGAATAGAATGATATTGCTCACCAAAATGAAATCGTTGCTCTTCTGAATGTCCAGCAGTTTGCATTCTGGCATCAGGTATCTTTTGCTCTTGAACTGGCATAGTTGGTTGAGTTGATACTTCACCCATATGTCCTTCACACGTCACTAAAGTTTTATTATTTCCAAATAGACCCCAACAATGATAATCTTTATCCGCACCAAAATAAGTAACATAATCTACATTGTTTGCGACAGTGCCCGAAACCTTTAATTGATTAACAATACGTAAACTCCAACATCCTGCAGCCACTGTATTAAGATCAGTTTCAGGACCATTTGGCACTCTCCTAAAAGATATGGTATCAATATATGGAATAGCTACAGTAAATGATTTATTTTGAGCTGTTAAATCAAAATATGTGATAAATTGATCTGAGGTAGAAGCTAAATCTGTTGGAACAGAAAAAATGCCATAATGTATAGCAAAGGCCAAACGTCCAGAATGAAATGCAGTGCTAGCAAAATCAAAGTGAAAAATAAAACCACCTCTCCAAAAATTAAAATCTAATGAAAAATAAGCAACAGTAGGCATATAATTGTAAAAGTCAGGTTCACTATTTTTGTTGGCGCACTGTATACCAAAACTTTCTTCAAAAGGACAAATATAACCAGACATCAAAATAGTACCAACAACTTGAGTAGATGACCAATTTCCAACATTCTGAGTTAGTGGATTAATAGTAGTGGGCGAACCAACAATATGACCAAAATTAGCCTTATATGTTAACTTTTGCCATAAATAAGACAATCGCATTTCATCTCGGCCAACGCCAAAATGCTCATTATCTGCTGGATTCTGAGAATTGGGCAACATAGAAAATCGATCTATCCATTCGATACCTTTTGCATGATTTAAATAACCTACACCTTTCTTCAAAACTGGTACCAAGACGGAACTATGTGGTTTATCCATTGTTGGTATAGTTGCACTTGCATCAGTAGAAGTTGTTGTAGATGCTGTGGAATTTCCTCCTGATCCTTCACTATCACCTCCATTCGATTGATTCCCAAATACTGGTCCGCCAACCATATCTCGGAAAGGATCTTTTTCATGTGTTGTTTGCATTTTCCACATTCTCTCCATTTGTGCTCCGAAAGAAATATTGTAAGTATTTCCAACATTTCGTTCCTCAATAGAAGTGGTTGACGACTGCGAATTACTTTTGCTCTGATCTGTATCACCACCTTTGGAACTTGAGGAACCCATATGACCTTCAAAACTTTCATCTTCATCAATCAATTCATATTCCCTATCAAATCTTTCCATAACTTCCTTTAACAATTGTTCACGGGTTTTTCTCCTATCTTTCGGGTCTACTATTTTTGGTATTTTAGCAATCAAATCAACATACCGAGAAGGAACATATGTAATTGGACGAGGAACATGGAAAGCCTGTCGCATACTTTTAGGAAACCGCGCGAATAATGTGACATCGACATCAGATGATGCACCAGGACCAGTTTGCAACACCATTTGAACATCTAACATCAATGCACCAGTAAAATCAGTAGCACCTGGAGCGGCTATATTAATAAAGTTATTCTGATTAATAAATGGAATTTGTAATCGCCCAGGAATATTCATTGTAGGATCTAACAAAATATGAGGACAACAGGTTTTAGCAGCAAAATTTGTTCTTTGCCAAGTTTGAGCTGTTTCAACAGTTTTCCCAGCAACAAAATACAAAATCAATCGACCCTGCTGCATGGCATTACCATTAAGGCGCGCTGTGACCTCCATACCACCACGCCAAAACATAAAGTTACGAAAAGCTAATGATATCGTATTATTACCCAAAACATCAAACGGACAATTCCAAGCTGCAATGTTTGCTCCAGCAACCTGTGTAGTATTCCAATCTAATTGTGCAAAGGGAGCCTCCTTATCCACCATATCACAAATTTCCCAGTTGATATCAGGCATACCACTTTCAGCTCGCACACTCATATTTGATGGAGCTCCTTCAGCAACGGTTTGTGATATAGGTGCTTGCTGTTCCAAATGCGTAACTCCTAAGTTGGTCTCTACTTGTGACTCTGCAACGCCGCCGACACCAGCTACTTCAGCCATATGTCCTTCAAAAATATACGGAATAGATACAGTGACTTCAAGCTCCATTTTATTAATATCCTCAATACCAGCAATCCTACCAATCTGATTCCATTGTTCAGCTAATTCTGAAAAATTATGATATTTAATCTTAAATGGTATAACTTTCTTGATAGTTGTCTTTATATAATTAAAATACTCTCGACCGTGGAAAAAAGCAAATCGTAAAGCTGTATTAACATTAATTTCAACATTTTCCTCCATTGACATATCATTATCACGATACCAATACACCATTTCTTCAATTACTTCTTTGTCTATACCAGCAAACCACAAACATGAACTAACCTCAGGTAATCTAACCATTTTCCTTTTCAGAAATGAAAAATTTTCAATCTTATCAAATTTCCACGCCATAGCTCCTTTTACTTTATCTGGAGGAGTGTATTCTAATCCTTTAGAAGCAAAATAATTTTGGACAGTGATCATATTATAAAAGGGCAAAGCTAGAGTATCTACGGCAACAATATTATCATCTCCATAAATTTTAGCAAAAACATATTTCTCAAAAGATAACATAGTTTTAAAACCAGAGGGGGCCAATTCCAACCAAGCAATAGCTAAGTAACAAAAATTAACAACAGTATTAAGTAAAACAGTCGCTGGATTTCCAGAAGGATTACCACCATGTACAGTATAAACTGCATCCATACACATATGCTGAGGATGAATCATTTCTTCTATAAGAGTGTTACGTAACAATGCAAAATCATCATCATAATATTTATTTGCTAGAATACCAAACATTTCTATAAATTGGGGAGCTAAAGTACCATCAAACCTACCAAAATCACCGGCAAATCCATACTTACTCTTACTCAATAATTGAATACACATATGATGCCAATCTAAACTTTCACAATCCATACCAACAGCTGAAAAACTACGAGGATACATAGAATACAAATGAGCATACCATGACATAAAATACTTCCTAGCTAAAAGAGTATAAGTAGCATCAAGAGTTTGGAATATACGCGTTTTTCCTTCATATATTTTTGCTAAAGGTCTACGCTCATCTTTAGTATTAACACAACAAACAGAATCAGCAATAATTATGCCTCGCTTCGCTTTTTCTTCTCTCTCAAAAAATCTATCAGCTAGTTCTTTCTTCATCCTAGCATTAGGAAGTTCACCATCAAACAAATCACGTTTAACCTTATAACCCATCTTTTTAAAAGGAAATCCACACGACGTTGACATAATAAGAGAATCATAATAAGGCATATCAGGAATTCCATTTATCATTTCATGTTCAGTTAAAATAAATGGTTTCTTTTTAGGAAATGGTGTAGCTATCTCATCTAGCAAATAATCATATATCAATTCACAATATTTTACAGGAAAGGGAGCTGATTGTTTAGCATATTTTTCAATTCCATTAGTAACAGGAGAATAACCAGGACCAAGATGTAATATGCGTGGATCTTTGGGACTTAAAACACTAATATCAGTAGTAGCAGGACCAAAACAACCATACAAGGGAGACTTCATTATACAAGATTTCATTGGAAGACGAATCTGCAATTTTGGTGGAACTCTTCCCAACACTTCAAAATTCCCATGAGCATGGAATGTATGAGGATTTTCATCAAGAACAAAAGTCAATGGTTCATGACCATCTGGTTGATTAGCATAGTTTCTGAATTTTATAAGATCTTCATAATATACAGGTTCAGAAATACTTTCAAGAGTTGCTTGTTTTCCAGCCACATGTATACCACACAAACGCTTTCCTTCCGCCTTTACAGCCATAGAAATTGTCAAAGCACCACAATCACCAACTGCAGTTAAAGCACGATACCAAATAGCATGAGCAATTACATACCTTTTTCGCATCTCATTAGTGGATGGACCAAATGTGTAGACTTCAGGTTGACGCGTTTCATCTAAAAACATAGAATCAAAACAAAATTGTTTTACAAATGGAGTTTGATCCTTATTATCTGCAAACCTAGCACCTATTAAACAACCAGGTTTATTTTCAATTATCCCAATCTCTTCATACTTAACAAAATGATCTATACGATCTCGTGCAGCTGGAACCCGAGGACCCAAGCAGTACACAACAACATCCCTTTCACGACCTTCAATTGGTTCCAAAAAGAAAACATCAGTGACAGAAAATTCTAATTCAAAAACGGTACCACCATATAAATAAATACGAATAGGATGACCCTCAGGCAAGTAATTTCCTTCAAAATCACAAATAATATGCTTGGGAATAAGACACATTCGATTAGCAAAGCGAAAAGCATTAACAAATCTATCTACACCATCCTTAATTACAACACGAAAAATTGCCAACTGAGGGATAACAGCGTTTTCAATAAAAGCTTCTCCACCAACATTCTTATTTTCACTGACCAATTCCATAAACTTATCCTTCATATGGCCTTGAAAACCAGGAGCAGAACGTAAAAATTTTCTATTCATGTTATTTCGTTGAGCAATGTCGTATGCCTTTCCAGCTGCTGCATGTCCCTCAACTTTTTCGAGATGCCTAGGCGTTATTCCTAATTCCAATGATCGCTTAGTATTCCAACACATATCACCTCCAAAGACACAATTACGATTCTTACACCACGGACACAATTCAGCATTCTCTTCACTTGGTAAAACTCCAACTTTATACAAATTCCATCTCTCATATCGTTTTTCGCTACTCTCCATATCATTAACAATCAAACGAATAAAACCATAAATAGCAGTAGCAATAGCAGCAGCATAGCCAGTGTATTTAATAATAGTAGCTATCCAAGGATGTTCAATGGAAAATGCAGTCCATTTCTTATCAATATCAGATGTAATTTGATTCCACCAAGATTGATGAACACCCTTATCTTTCATGCGTTGATCAAGTAAACAAGTTAATGATCCACACTTATCTCCAGAAGCACACGTGACACAATCTTTTTTATTAAAATGCTCTACACATGCATTAACTTCACCCTTTACTTTTCGCGCATAAATTTCAGTCTTATAATCACCAAACATAGTTCTAGCATACATTTCTCTAGTATAGGGGTTAACATTCATTTCACCAGGTGGAATATGTGACAAAACGGCTGCTAATGTGTCAGCTCCCGCATCATCTTTTATACTATGTAATTGTCCTAGGGCATCTTCAAATGCTGCATCATCAATATCATCTTGCTTAACTACTGCAGCACTAAACATATGACCTTCAAAATTAATATCATATTCTTTGGTTTCAGCTCGAATACCCTCAACAACTGGATTCAAGTGCATTTTTTGCAGCATTACACATTGGTTATCATGATGTTTCTTTGCAACACGTCTACAATATCTGAAAAAGTCTGGTGTTTCCATATAATCAGTCAACCAAGCGTTATCATCTTCAACCAGCGGGTCATGCAATCGCCATCGCATATACGTAAGATTTTTACTAACTTCATCAGGTATACCTTCATAATCTGGTTGTCCATTTCTCTTTAAATACTGAGGCTTAACAGTTAGCTCAACCATGATATCTCGACGACGCCAAAGTGCTTGATGAACTTTCATATTATCAGGACGTGCAAATTGGACATTAGTTGTATAAATTACATTATCTGATTTAAATGCAGTACCCTTCACTCCAATCTTAGGATCATTCAAACTAGCCATATTTAACAACATAGGAACATTCGATATACAAGTAAGGAATTCCCGCGTCATTTCATCATCACCAAAAGCGTTCATATCATCTACAATAACAGTATTTTGTCCAGTATAACCACTCCAAAAAGGGTCTACAGGGGAACGCGCATAAACCATATTTTCCAAGCCCATACCAGCGGGACGCAAAAGATAAGCAAGAAATAATGAACTTAAGGATTTTCCAGTATTTGGAGGACCAAATATACAAATAACAAAAGGCGTCTTACGAAAACCACGTGTACCCTGTGAGGAAGCATAAATATCATACAGTTTGTCCAATTTATCTGTATCTTTATAAAAATAATGCAACAACATAGGAGAAATAGACTTCATTTTATCAGCCTCAAGAATATATTGAGTTGCTTGTGATCGCAAATTTTCCAATCGTTTTTGTAAGACTGGATCATATTTAATTTTATTTTCAATTTCAGGATGAGACATTTGAATAACACTTTCATGAAAATCTCTAAAGCCACCACCCAAGAAAGTCTTCCAAGCATATGCTGGACAAATATATCCTATCCAAGCATTTACACAATTTGGTAAAAATTCAGGCAATTTTTCAGCAAAAGAAGTAAGATTTTTACAAGAAGGAACTAAAACATTAAAAGCTCTACACATATCTGTAACATTGCGAATATCAGCAAAAGAAGGCATTTTCTTCAAAACTCCAACACCCAATAAAGCAACTGTAATAGCAGTAAAATCAGTTCCAGACAAACCATTAGCAACAAATTCATCCTTTCGTGTTTTATATAAGCCAGACCATTCAAGAAATTCCGTTATTAAGTCTGATCCTAATCCTAATTTTGCAAGCACTCTCATTATACAAGAAGCAAGTGTAGCCATACAATTATGTGAAAAAGCACGGAAAAAATCAAAAGCTAAAATAGCATAATCAAGTAAATTATATGCAAGCTGAGGAAACATCTTCTTAAGATAAGCAGTAATCATATCTAATACACCGATAGCTTTTATTTTGATATCTTTAACATCCGCACTAATTGAAGCAGAATGGGATGCAACAGTTTCAGCTGCCATAGATATGTCAGAAGTGGCAACATTAACATTTTCCAATGTTTCTTGAACATCTTTTCTATCTGCAACATGATCTAACCAAGCAGTTGGACTAAACATATGACCATTAAATTCCTTTGAATCTTCATTAAAATCATCAATATAGGCTAAAGTTAATAATTGCGTGGGAGTAAAACGTGACATTATATAATCGATTGCTCGCAAATAAGTTATTTCTAATTCTTCATCAAGCACATACCGATCAAAAATGGGCTCTATATGTCGTCTATGCACACTATAAGACACTCCAAAGTGCGCAACAACTTGCCGCCGAATATCATCAATTTTTTGAGAATTAACAAGTTTATTAAGTGAAACAGTTACCGGATTACCAGGAGAACTACCACCTCCCATATGACCTTCAAATTCATCAGATTTTTGTGTAATGAGTTTAAATTGATCTATAATGCCATCTGAAAAACCATTAGAGCGAATGTTATTTAAAATCCAATATCTCGCTCCAGCTACTGATGGGAGTTGACCCCAAATTTCACAACGTCTCAAATAATCACCAACCATTCGATCGACTTCCACATAAACATCTTGCCTAATATCTTTTTCAATTGGTCTACTAACATATTGATGGTATTGACCAATTTCCATATCAATCATTCGTTTCGTAAGCTTAGTTCGATCATCAGGTTCATAATCTTGAGGTTGTCCACTACAAGTAGCAATAGATCCATAAATATACGCAAGTGTAATAAAATCTAATATGTGATCTGAAGTTGGTTGTAAAAACTGACGTAAAGCCACAGCAACAGGAAGAGATGAAGCAAAACAAAATTCACGTTCACTTCTGACCATTTGGTATCTTCGAAAAATTGAAAGAATGCGGTTTTTGCATTCTTCAGAGTTATCAAAAGGAACAACAATCTTCTCAACTCCAGGTAAACCAATATAAGCTCTCGCAGCATCAGTGTCCAAAGTAAGTTGTTCAATCATAACTTTAGTATAAAAATGAATCTCTCTAATCCATTCCAAATTGTCAAAACTATTTAATTTAACTTTTGTAGCATAACTTAATGAATTATAATTATCAACATGTTTATGTTTCAACTTAGGAGGTTGCCCAACAATAATCGCATACAAGCAATCAAAAGCAACGTTTTGAGGAACAATTCGTTGCTTACACAATTTAACACCTTCCGCCATTACAATGATAAAGGTTATTTGTTTCAATAAAATCAAATTCAGTTTTAATCTTCAAAGAATTTTTGATCAGTACAAAGCTTATAATATAACCAAAAGCAAAAACACAAAATTCAAAATATAGTCGTAAATTATCATTCATTTTAGGCTGTCACCCCGTCGCGGGACTGAAGGTTCCACTACAGTTCGTGGGTTGAGTTTGTTGTTTTTCGAACTCAACTGGTCGCAATAAAGGCGTTATAAATTATAGAGAACATGTCAAAGTGATCAAACAATCAGAGTCAATTTTAAATTCGTACATATCCTGAATACGGTCCGTTCGACGGGAGCGCAGTTGATGTTGCTACTAATAAAAATGCTCTAATTAAAATAACACTCGTCATTCATGATTCAAGATAACTTATAAAGCACATATGATAAAATAACAACACAATGCACCTGCGCTTGAGTATGGAGAATACTCAATTTCAATCAGATCTACCGCAGTTCAGTACTTTCGTGCTGAAATAATATCACATAACAAGTTAACAACTATAATCTAATTTTTATTTTAATATTTTCGTCTGAAAAATATCAGGTTGTTAACAAACAAACTTAACAAGAGTAGTAAATGATTTCTATCCTACTAAATATGCTCAG